CGATCATTTGATAATAACATTTTTAATTTTGCAATACATGCTATTAACACTTCATTGCTATTATAATTTGGTCGAGTTATAATTTCAAAATCAACTGCCAAATTTATTATAAATGCAGATTTAATATTTATTGCATCAGTTAACATACGATATTGCGATATATAAGTTCTTATATTTTCTTTTAATGCTTGGTTACATCCTACAAAATGACCAGATGAATTTTGTGCCAATAAATATAAATTTAACGCAAATGGATTTGATATTGTATCCGCAGGATATGTAACATCCTTTGTATTAATTTGAGTATCACCTACTATATAAGCTTTAGCCACTGACCCAAACCTAGATGGCATAGAATATATTCTTGCAATATAATCTTCACGTGTAATTGCTCTATTCTGAGCTGCAAATGCCGCCATGGCATTTTGTTTAATATTTTCTAAATTTTCTTTTGTTTTACCACCAACAGCTGGTTCTGGATTAGTAACTGCTATAGATGATTTTGAATCTGTTAGATTAACGTTTGAGATTTCATTTATATATTCAATGTTATTTATTTTTGTTATTGAATTGATACCTACATTATCTGAAAGAGAACCACCTACAGTATATCGCACTGTCAACGTTGTATTCGAAGGTGATATTCCATATGTACTAGTATATAAAAAGTTAGTAGGATCTATAGAATCAGTAGTTGTACGTTTTAGATACTCTAACCCCAATCCGACATTTTTTGGATTTGGAATAATCTCCTCATCTTGGTCTGCAGATATTCCAGATCCAAATTGCAATTCTAGTCGATTATCATCACGTAACCGCGATACATATCTTCTAGGCGTTTTACGTAGTTTTAATATATATGGTACAGTTGATCGATGTGCCGATAACTCCGGATCATTAAAAGGTATATTCGCAATATCTTCAAAAATTGTATCCTGTGCCAGGTAATCAACTTCATTCCATTTATTACCTGCCGAGTCAGTTACGTCGATAATATTAATAATATTTGAATCTGGGAGTGCTATTTTATCATAAGGTTTAGGATCATTAAATGTAAATGTTAAAGATTTTATATCACCAGATTCGATATCAACTTGTTTTTTTAATAAATATCTAGCTACATTTCCTGTCGAATCAATTTCATAAACTGATATATCTGGATCATCGTTAAAGTCTATAGGTGTTATTGATCTAAATTTAATTCCTTCTTCACTTTCTAATTCTATATTTGAATCTATAGACAACGCATAATTCATATCCGGCCGAGCACTGGCACCTGATCCAGATGCAATGACTAATTGAAAAACATCTAATTTAGACTTTGCTGGAGAATTTAATTTTGGCTTATATCCAAATAATTGTGATAATGCTAATATATTTGATGTTTCTTGTGCCGATGATAATAAAGATTCGCGGTATTGAGTATCTGTATAATATGATAATACATCACCGACATACGACGCCATTTCAATAAACATCATCCCCGGGGATGATTCATTAAAATCCTGATATGTATCCGGAAAATAGTTTTTTGCAAAGCTTATTAAATTTTGTCTAAATTGAGCAAAATCTTTATTTAAATATTTTACATCTTTTTTAATTAAATTACTCATGAGTTAACCTTTCCTTAATATCCATTTCTAATTTGACGTAACTCTGATGTCATATCCGGTGATGGCATGCCTAATTCAATTCCATTTTCCGATGCTATAATGTTTATAACTAAATTTGAACCAATATTTGTAATTTGAAAATGTAATGATATGGTTAATTGATACATATCATTGTTAGATAATAATTTTACATCGTTTACTGTTATGTATGGAATCCAAAAATTTATATCTTTTGTCAACGTTTTTTTAATCGATGATCTAATATCTTGAGTATTATTTTCAAAGAGCATTTGATATATATTAGTTCCAAAATTAGGTTGCATTAAACGTTCACCTTTCTGCGTTAATAACAAATTTTTTAAATTTGAAATTACTTGATCTTGAGTAGTATAAGTAGCACCAAATACAGAATTACCAGCTAAACTACCGGATGCATAATTAGCAGAATCTTTACGTACTTTGCTAGCCATATTAAATGGTAAAGGTATGCCTATAGCGATATCCGGAGTTTCATTGATAGGTTGATATTTGTAAATAGGTCTAGCCATTATCTATTCATTTTCTTTTTATCAATTGCTTTCATTAACGCGGAATAATCTTTTGTCATTGCATTCACCGTAGCTGCTACACCTTCTTTCTGCATATTTACGGCTTCGCCATTAATACCAGTAGATGGTGCAATATTTGTGCCCATGGCCGCGGGCATGCCAAACGCTTCTGCCATTTCTGATTTAAAATTCATTGTACTCCAATCTGACTGTTCTGCAGATGATGGAGTCTTAGCCGTCTCATTTAATAAATCATTTAACATTGAATTTTTTGTAAATTGTTTTGTAGGCCGAGAATTAACAGCCTCATGCATCTGCATTCCATGTTCAATAACTTGTTTGTGATTAGTCTTTTGTTCAGTTAATACTTCGCGGACCGCGCCCTGAACTTCTTCTCTAATAATTTTTCGTAATAACTTTACAAATGATTTTGAGCTCATAGTAATATCCTTTTTAATAAATATGTACTACGTTAATAATTGGTTAACTAATTATACCGGTACCTGTACCAGCACCGCTAGTGGTTATAACAGTAGTTGTTACAGTCCCAGATCTAACATATTTTTCAATTGCATTTGCTAATCCTTTAGCCAGATCTAGCTGTGCTTTATTTTTATTTGAAGTATTTTGCTCCGCTTTTTTTAAAACAGTTACAATTTCAGTTACTAATAATGGTTTATTTAATGGCATAACATTCCTTATTGTTTCATACGCTTTATTTCTGTTAATATTTTTGTAAATTCTGCTAAATTAATAGGCGGACCGGATGGGCCGGTACCGGTTGCATGCGTCATTTTAGTTATAGCAGTTACCAATGCTTCTAACTGAGTTACTAAAGTATCAACATCTATAGACCAGTTTGGAGTAGCTAATTTAATATCTTTTTTAGATACTAATACTAATTCATCTTCTCGGGCGTTAAATATTAAGCGATTAGATGATATAACTACTTGAGGATTTGTATACGACGTTAAAGATTTTGTCTGTAAACCTATTTTACGTTGTGCCAACTTTAAATTATTTATTTTTTGTGTAGACGATAAATAAATTAAACTAGAATCTTTATCCGGATTTTCAATTGTAAAATAACCAGATTTTCGTGCACCATCTAATCCACATGTTAATGCAACAAATGGATCGCCTGCAGTACTGCCTTGCCATATGGGTTTTTGAGAATATGCTGATAAATTGCGGTGTGTACTTGAAAATCTTAACACAGATCCAAATCGATCTTGTAAAATTGTATCTCCTTGGTAAGGCTGTATATTAACAATATTACGTGATTCAAAGGATAATTGTTCCGGAACTTTTGTTTTTTTAGTAGATGATATACCCCCAGTTGTATAATTTTTACCATCCACTCGAGTATTTTGTATAAACGGCATTATATTATTATTTACCTGGCCATGTATACTTACGGCTGGCATATAATAATACTGCTCTGTTTTTGAATCTTCCGAAAGACCAGATATGGCACTGAATATAATAACCTGTTCTCCATATAATGGTACATTGACAAAATTTGCGTTGGCTGGAATGGCAGTTATTATACTAGAGAATGACGATCGGTGAGCATGTAACTGTACACGAATTGTACCGGGGGCTAGTTCTACTTCACGTTCATCTGTATATTGATCAAATTGAGTCGGGATTGCGGTCTGTACTACTTGTCCTATCTGTAGATTGAGATTGCTTGCCATTAGATTCCTTGTTATCTGGTTGCAACTTTTCTATTTCAGCTTCAGCATCTTCTAATAATTGACGTCGTTCTTCATCGGATAAACCAAACTCACCATCATCAGATTCTTTCATTGAAGCCGATACCAGTCGTTGAACAACTGCAGCTAGTTTAATTAAGGCATCATCATTTTTAACAGATACTTCCAGATAATCTTTTATCATAGGAACTAATACAGTAGCATCGCCTACATTCTTTATTAATGGTTGCAATTCCTTAATAAGGCCTTGTATTTGACGATCTTTCTTTTTTGAATTATGATATATGTCACGCATCAAGTCAGAAAAATTTGTACCATTAAATAATTCAAATTCTGTACTCATGATAATCCTTTTATATAAATATAAGAATTAAGGATTTGTATTAACTATATGACCGGTCTTTGAATATACTGAATACATTTTCGAGTAATCTCGTTTCATAACATTTAAAACTTTAGTAATATTTTGAGTTTTTAGGCCAGTCCGTTCTCGTATTAAAATATATAAAGCCTTTTTGTTAAAGTTTTCTATATTATCTCGTATACGGAATATTTCTAAAATAGTATCTGCTACCATAATATCACGTTTATTATAAAATATAGTATTCATATGAGTATCATACCACCCAACCCATAAATCTGTAAAATCACGTAAAGATTCTTGATGATCGGATAAAGATACTTCTGCATATATATTTCGGTCCGCATCAATTTCTGTAGTATCCGTTCTTGATTTTAACTTAGCATAATTAGCGTTATTCTGTATAATTAAATAATTTTTTGCCACGATAGAAAAATATGAAAAGGCCTTACCTTTACCTTCTTGATATTTACTTATTTTTTCTGTTAAAAACGCCACGACTTCAGCTTTAACATCTTCATATGGCACATCGAAATATGAAAATCGAAATGTATGATATATATTTTCTACTAATTTATTAAATGGATAATTAATATGTTCTTTAAATACTTTATTACGCTTTGATTGGCTGGTTTCTTTATTATATGCAATAATTGCCTGATCTGTCATATAGGTAAAATACATATTTTTTGTTGGCTTTCTTCCGCGACGTTTTTTAGGTCCATTCGCTTCGAAGTCCGCATATTCAGCTGCTAACCATTCATAAAATTTATCTACTGGGCCTAAGTCTTCCATTAAAATCCTTTATTAAGGTCATCTATTATATCACGTAATTCAGTAAATATAAATCCCGTTTCATCATCTGATTCAAATGATCCTAATCTATCAATTTGTTTTAATTTTGAATTTGATTCATTCATACGTGATTTCAATGTTGTAAAAAAATCATAAAATTTTGCATTAGAAGTTTCTAAATCTTCAATATATTCCGCATCAGATTCTTGTTTACGTAATTGATTGATATTTACAAATACCGAAATTGTTAAAATTACCGATAATATTATTATTGTAATTGTCATTATTTATCTCCAAATAAATCATCAAACATTTTAGTTGCATTAATCTGCGTTTGAGGACTAGTTATTTTCCTTTTAGGTGCTTGGGTAGTAATAGGCTTGTTATTATTCCAACGTTCGTATTCTATTCGAGCAGCCATGGAATCGGCTTGATGCATCACATAACCTAAATTTGTTTTAAGTTTAGCATCTGCAGATCTAGATATAAAGTAAGGTTTATTTGACTCATCATATAATCCATCTGTTAATTTAATACCTAACATTTCATTCCAGGATATTTCTATTCCATAATGTTGTAATAACCAAATAGATAAATCATTAACTAATGTAAATGGATTATTAGGATTAATTTTATACTCTTTACCTTGATTCTTTCTATGCCACTCTGAATCATTTATTTGGTATATTTCATTACCATCACCTGCAAAGCCCATTTTACCTATATCATGATTTAATGCCGTAAACATTA